CTTTTTACTTACTGCATCCATCCACATTTTGTAGTATAAATTCATACCACGAGGAGTAGATACAATAATAATTTTTGTAGTTTTACCTGATGAAATTACAGGATATGTTGAAGTAAAGAATTCTTCTGCTAAGTTATTATGAACGTGAGCAAACTCGTCCATAAATACAAGGTTAAATGATCCGCCACGAACAGAAGAAGCAGCAGTAGAAGCTGCTAACATCTTAGAACCATTTTCTAACTCAATACTACCTTTATTCCATATAACAATACCTTGTTGTAGCCACATAGGTAAATTTTCATATGCTAATTGGTATCTAGATAGAATCTCAACAGCTAATGATTTTTTATTGGCAGTAATAGCAATGTTATAATTTTCAGTAAATAGCGATAACCATAAAAGATAACCAACAGATGTGGTGGTTTTACCTGATTGTCGACCAATTCTTACAATAGAAAATCTATTCTCATGAAATGCTTGAACCATTTCTTCTTGGTAATCATGCATATCAAAATAAACAAGACCTTCATCAAGATTAATAATTTTTACATAATTTCTAATAAAATATATTGGATTATTAATACATTTTCTAATCTCATCTCTTTGGAATTCATCAAATTCCCAATTTTCAATGCCTGCTCTTCTTAAATTAGGGTTATCTCTATAATATAATTTATTACTGCCTTCAAAATCAATCATTCAGTATTCTCATTTTTAATAGATCTTATTAAATCTTTTGTGGATCCAACGAAAACTGCATTTTTTATATTTTGTGTAACGGTTTCTTTTTTTCCGGTAATGTCGCGCATTTTCTTTTGAACTTCTAGTAGTTCTTTTGATGCATCAACAACAGTTTTGATCATATTACCTGCGACTTCAAAATCGCGAGCTTTTTCTGATTGCCTAGCAATAGCTAACATATCATCAATTGCTTCAGTTCCTTTTGATATTAATATATCGATACTTTCGCGGGTTCTTTCGTAATCAGTTTTTAAATCATGATCGAGTAATGTTGAAAGGTTATGCGTTGATTCTACAGGTAAAAATTCTGCAAATTCAGTTTCTTCTTCTGTCACCGGTGAAGGAACGTTAAATAAATCCTCCATCGTTCTATTAAATTTACTCATAAGTTATATTGTTTTATCAATTATTACTACATCTAATGCATATGGACCAATTGGTGGAAAAGTATTTGGAGTTGGAGTTATTGATGTTGCATAAACTAATCCGCTTTCGGGTAATTCTCCTATAAAATATTCTGCAGATCCTGCAACATTTCTTAGTAATGCGTGTTTAGTAAATGAGCCTATTACATTTGACACAGATAATATTTTTGTATATTTATCCCATGAAGCCACTGTTGCTTTTGCTGAAGCTGTGTCATAATTATATCCTTGATATATATTTTCCCCTCCAACAAAATCACCGAATCCATCAATTAATTTTAAATTAATGTAAGTATAATTTTGAGGAATATACATATTTGTATTCGCAGTTAAAATTGGAATATATGTTAATGGCGGTTGGTAAATAAAACTTCTGGCTGTAAATGTTAACGTTCTAAATACCGATCTAACTGGAGAATCAAATGAACCTGTTGAATCTTCTTCTTCGGAATCTCCATTAAATGTTACGGGTATAGTTTTAATTATACCTGCTTCCGGAACCATAACGATACGCATATTATAATCCGGTTGAAAATGCGATAAAATATATTCCATTATTTGATTGGCATCTTCAATATTTCTTGTGTACAATATTAATTCAAAATTAAAATTATATGGAATAGGTGAATTAACATAAGTATCTCCTAATCCAGCGCACCCCATCAATTTATTTACAGGGTTTAATTTTCTATCTACATCATACTCCATGGTCGTTAACCCATATTCAATACGAGGTAAAGTTATTTGGACTTTTTCGCGCGAAATATCTAATCTTTTTACATATTTTTCTTTATCGCCATAGATAATAGGAACTATCATTCTTTCTACTTCTATCCCATTATCATCGTATTTTATTAATGGAATATCTTTAAATAAACTAGCAAATGTAATGGTAGTTTTTCTTATTGATTGTAATCTGTATGTCATATTTTACCTTTAGTATTTTAAACTACCAAAACCTTCTGATGGGTCTAAGAATCCAATTACTTCATTAAATATAGGTAAATTATCAAATTGAGATTCACGAATTTTCGTATCAACGACAGTTAATAAATAGCTAGAATTACTTGTTTGACCAACAATAGATCCTGCTGTGTTAGAGAATTCCCCTTTGGTATTCATTACAACTAATATTGTATTTGCTGCATCCCAAGAAACTACTTCAGCTTGAGCTAATTTATTATTTGCAGCTCCTTGATAAATAATTTCGCCAGCCACGTAATTACCGGTTCCATTTTGAACGTCAATTATCGTTTTATATGCTTCAATAAGTTCTATTTCATCAATAAACTCAATACCAGTATCAAGGCTTTCGTCATTATATTTGAACGGTTCAAGAGATAATTCGTAATAAAATGGTCTTATTCTACCTAGAGTATATAAATCTTTTGATGTGTTAACAAACTTAATTTCAAATAATTCGCCTGAATCTTTAAAAAATGGAATAAAAATTAAATTTCCTTCCTTTGGAACTTCGAACTGATTATTAGTTCGTTTCATAAATTCTTTAAAGGTAAATTGAATTTTAGTCTGGTTTCTTACTTCCAATCCAAATTTAGAAAAGAAATCCTGTTCGTCTCCATAATCCATTGTATTGACAAGATACATATCCATTTTATACGCGTCATCAAAATGCTTTAAAGGATCGTCTCCATAGATCAAATCTCGTCCTTCAACGTTCGTATTTGGAATATAGTACCCGCTAAAGCCTTGGATATTTATCGCCTCGTTGTAGAGATCCTCAATTAAATTTATCTCGACTGCAGGTTTACCATAATTCTGAAAATATTTACTTGGCATAATGTTTATCCAACTAAAAATTGAACGGGTAATTCGTATCTATCTTGCATTTCAGTTTCCAATCTTTGAATATCTGCTGTTGCTTCGTCAAATGTTTCTTTACCATTTAGCGTCAATCCACCTGGAAGTTGGATTCCTCCAAATTTCTTCATATTATCGCCCCATTGACGTTTAAATAATGAAGTAACGTATTCTTTTAGCCAACGGTCATTATAAACGCTTTCATATGTTTCTGGATCAATAGCTTTATATCCTTCTGCAATTACATTAGTACCAACTGGTATTTGAGCAGAACCCCAACCCCAATCAACATATAATTTATGGGTATGGCGCTGAAATCTAATTGGAACATCTCCTGTAAACATTTCGCTTAAATTTTGAAGATGCTGCATTGTAATAGAGAAATTGGTATAAGATGTTGATGTAAAATCATATAATTCGTGTAAACGAAGTTGATATCTTAAATCAAACATATTATTTTTTGTGATTGTATCATTAAGAGGAAATACTCTTGTAATGCCTAAAATGCCTGGATCAACATTAAAATATCTTTGATCAACATCTTCTTGTGTAATTACATGCATCCAATAAAAAGATTCAGTTGCATCATAATGGTAATCTTGATAGAATTGTAATGCATCATCTATTCTATCTTCTAATTGATCATCATCAACATTTATCTTTATTACTGGAGCACCTAATCTTCTTAGAGCATAATCTTTTAATTCATCTCTTGTTGTAACTTGAGCCATTTTAAATGCCTATTTGTATCTATTGTAGTATTGGAATTGATAAATTAAATATGTAAAAGTAAATATCGCCTAATATATTTTTATTTTTTCTCTAATTCATCAATTCTGTTAGTCAATTCTTTTATCGCTTCTATTAAATATGCAATAATACCTGAATAGTTTACGCTTTTTAATCCAGTATTATTAGTATTGACTAAAAATGGTAATATACTTTCTAATTGTTGCGCAATAACACCAGCGCTTTTATTTTTATTAGATTTCCATATAAATTCTACTCCGCTAATATTGTTTATTACATCCAAACTATTCGTTATTTGTGTGACGTCAGTTTTAACGGATTCGTCAGATAAAGAATTAAATGTAGTAGAATTTAAAGTTCCTGTGTTTGGGTTAAAATATAAATTAGTACTCGAAGTATTTGCAGTTGCTAATGTTCCGGATGATACATTTGCTAATAATAAATTGTAATCGTAATCAGTTGTTGAATCATCTGAAATCTTTATACCAGTATTAGCTCTAGCAAATGCAGCAGTAGAAATTGCTACACCAGTATTAGCTTGAGCAAATGCTGCTTGTCCTATCGTTTCTGTATTAGCTCTAGCAAATGCAGCAGTAGAAATTGCTACACCAGTATTAGCTTGAGAGAATGCTGCTTGTCCTATGGTTTCGGTATTTGCTCTTGAAAACGCTGCTGTAGCAATTGTTACTCCAGTATTAGCTTGAGAGAATGCTGCTTGTCCTATGGTTTCGGTATTTGCTCTTGAAAACGCTGCTGTAGCAATTGTTACGCCAGTATTAGCAACACCATATGCTGCAGTAGAAACTGTTACGCCAGTATTAGCAACACCATATGCTGCAGTAGAAACTGTTACTCCAGTATTAGCAACACCATATGCTGCAGTAGAAACTGTTACGCCAGTATTAGCCTGACTAAATGCAGCTTGACCTATATTTTCTGTATTTGCTCTAGCAAATGCAGCTTGACCAATTGTTACTCCAGCGTTAGCTTGAGTAAACGCAGAGTTAGCCTTACCAAATGCAGCTTGACCTATAGTTACTCCAGTGTTAGCCTGACTAAATGCAGAGTTAGCCTGACTAAATGCAGCTTGACCGATTGTTACTCCAGTGTTAGCCTGACTAAATGCAGAGTTAGCCTGACTAAATGCAGCTTGACCGATTGTTACTCCAGTGTTAGCCTGACTAAATGCAGAGTTAGCCTGACTAAATGCAGCTTGACCGATAGTTACTCCAGTGTTAGCCTGACTAAATGCAGCTTGACCTATAGTTACTCCAGTATTTGAGTTATTGTAAGCAGAGTTAGCCTGACTAAATGCAGCTTGACCTATAGTTACTCCAGTGTTAGCCTGACTAAATGCAGAAATACTTAAATCCGTAAAGTATGTTCCATGTTGGCCATCAAGTAAATCTGCATTAAGGTTTGATACGTTAGTATTAGATACAACAGAAAAAGGTGCAGTACCATTTGCAACCGAAAAACTAGGAGTAGTTAATAACGCATTACTTGCTAATACAACAGTACTTCCTGTTCCAGTTCTTCCAGAAATCATTGAAGACGTAACTGTATTGCTATCCCCAGTAGAAATTAATGTTCCAGTATTTCCAGGTAAAGTTAATGTCGCATTATTTGCAATTGCATTTGTTTGGATATTAATATATCCACTAGAAGAACCGTTTAATGTTATGATTTTTCCGCTATTTAATGCAATATTTTCTGAACTAGTCCACGCATTAGCAGTTCCGCCAACCCAGTTAAGAGTTTTGTCAGTCGTTCCTTTAATGGTAATACCGCCACCATTAGCTGTATTATCAGAAGCAGCGCTAATACTAGCGTCAAATGCTCCTGGAATTTGACTATTTCCACTTAATATTAATTTATTGTTAGCAGAATCAATAGATAAAATAGTTGCGCCACCTGCAGGAGAACCAGTACCTGCATTTATTTTTATGATAGTCATGCCTGGAATCAACCCAACAACAGTATTTGAGCCAGATATTAGTACTGTTGCATTTGATGTAGAAGTCGCATATAATTGTATATTAGCAATAGCTACTACATCGCCTAAAGTTATATTTTTATCATCAATTGATAATGTATTTGTATTTAAAGTTGTTGTTGGTCCATTTACAGTTAAACTTCCAGAAATAACAACATCACTACCAAATGAAATATTATTATTAATTTTATTATTAATATAATCATACAAGAATGTATTAGCTCCATCTAATTCATTCTTTGTTGTTATTTTATTAAATACAGTTGGATTATCAACATCTCTTAATTGCCATTCTTTTCCTGCATTATACCATCTAAATATAGCATTAGCTCCACTATCTACTGATCTATTTACTATAATTTCCGTATTTCCGGTAATAGTTGATCCTGTATTGGATTGGAATATATACTGGCTTGAATCTGTTACCGTCGCTCCATAGTTTATAAATGTTCCAGTAACATATAGATTTGACGTTGATAGTGTATCTATAGAAGCATTAGTCGCAAAAATTGTATTATTTACTTTTAAAATATTAGTAAATATATTTGAACTTGAAATACTTGTATTAGAAACAATTGATCCATCTGTGAAAATTGAATTTGCATTTGTTGATTTAATTGTATTATAAAATACAATATTTCCAGATAAATATGTGTTATCGTTTAAATATGTATTTCCAGAAGTAGAAATAGTTCCGGTTAAACTTGTATTACCAGCTAATGTTGTATTACCAGAAGCATATGTGTTTCCAGTTAAACTTGTATTACCAGCTAATGTTGTATTACCAGAAGTAGAAATAGTTCCGGTTAAAATTGTATTCCCTGTTAAACTAGTATTTCCAGAAGTAGAAATAGTTCCGGTTAAAGTTGTGTTACCTGTTAAACTTGTATTACCAGTCAATAAAGCAGAAATAGTTCCTGATAATGTTGTGTTTCCTGTTAAACTTGTATTACCAGATAAAGTTGTATTACCGGAAGCGGAAATAGATCCTAATAATGCTGTATTTCCTGTTAAACTTGTATTACCAGCTAATGTTGTATCCCCCGAAGTGGAAATAGTTCCAGTTAAACTTGTATTACCAGCTAATGTTGTGTTCCCAGAAGTAGAAATAGTTCCTGATAATGTTGTATTCCCTGTTAAACTTGTATTTCCAGAAACAGATACTAATCCGATTAAGATAGTATTACCGGATAGATTTGTGTTCCCAGATAAAGTTGTATTACCAGAAGTAGAAATAGTTCCTGATAAATACACGTTACCCGAAGCATATGTATTTCCAGATAAACTAGTATTTCCAGTTAAACTTGTATTTCCAGTCAATAAAGCAGAAATAGTTCCTGATAATGTTGTGTTTCCTGTTAAACTTGTATTACCAGATAACGTTGTATTTCCGCTTAAACTAGTTCTTCCGGTTAAGCTTGTATTACCTGATGTAGAAATAGTTCCCGATAAATATACATTACCCGAAGCATATGTATTTCCGGTTAAACTTGTATTACCAGAAGTAGAAATAATTCCAGATAAAGTTGTGTTACCT